TCACCTAAAGTAAAGGCAGTGCCTGATGCAGGTGATATTTTATTTGTTTTAACTTCATCAGTTACAGTCAATCCCGCACCTGTTGGAACTGTTATTGTGTCACCACTGTCGCCTAAGGTAACTGTACCATTGTCAGCAAGAGGCGCTAATTTATTTACTTCAAGCGTGCTCATACGACTGTAAGATTACCCTCCACTGTGACTGTTCCTGTAAATGTTACAGGGCCTGCTAAGAATGCATTATCACTTGCAGCTACTGCTACAGTTGATGTTATTGTTGCTAGGTTTTCATAGACTCCATTAAAGGATGTCATCATAGGAGCTGTAATAGATCCTGTTCCTGGTGTTTTAGTTCCTACAACACTATCTAAAAATATAATAAAACAAGAGTCACTACTCGCTAAAGCCGTTGTGAAAGTTATTTGACTCCCGGAAACTGTATAATCATTTGTCGGTTTTTGACGAACTCCATTACGAAGAACTGCGATGTGTTCTGGATTAGACACACTTGTAGATATAGCATACGCTGTGCTGCCGTCTCCTGTTAATGTTTGTACGCTTGTAGTAGATGTAAAATCTTTTGTTAAAATATTACCTATGTAACCCATTCTATGTAATTTCCATAATTGATAAAGCTATGTCTGAAGAGCCTGATGCTGTTAATGAAAGAGTATCAGTAGTTTCCATTACAACTTTATTTCCTGCTAAAAGTTCAAGTGAACCACCTGCGGGAATCGGAGCATTGGTTACTAACTCAACAGTTTGATTAGCTTCATTGTTTGCACCCGCTCTATTGCTAGTGTCAGAACCTAAACTAAGTGTTGCTGTAACTTGTGAAGTTGTTGTATTACCTACCATAATACCAAGAACAACAGTCGTTGTAGAACTTCCTACAGTATAAATAACGTCAGCACTTGTTACATTTGCTTTTGTTACTACTTTAAATGTATTTGCCATCTATATCCTCCTTCCTTTATATTCTATCCAAGGGCGATTGCAAGAGCTGTTGGGTCTTCAGTAGAAAATCCTTGAGCTGTCATCAACGTTACTACTCTAGATAATGCTGCTTTTTTATTCGTACCACCGGCACCATCATCCACTATAATTAAATCAGATGTTGTTAAGTCTGCTCCAATGTCGGAGCCACCATCTATTTCTAATGCTGTTAATGCTACTTTACCTGCTGTAGATATTGTAGCTAATTTTGTATCTGCAATCGCGGCACTTGATTTAATGTCTGCGTTTACAATGTTTGTAATTGTGTTGTTATCTGAATCTATTGATTTGTTTGTTAAAGTATCTGTTGTTGCTTTACCTACTAAAGTATCCGCTGCTGCTGGTAATACTACAGTAACATCTGCTGTAGATGCAGGACCAATCAAAGTTACTGCATTTGTTCCATTATCTGTATCTTCTTTAAATAATATAGAACCTGCTGCAGAAGAAGAACCTGATAAAACAGGTGCTGTCATAGTTTTGTTGGTTAGAGTTTGAGTAGCAGTTGTTCCTACTAATTCTTGATCACTACCATCTGGAAGTGTTAATGTGTTTGTAGCACCCGCGGAGTGAGGCTGTGCTTGTAATTTTTGTGCGTGAGCATTACTTGACTCACAATAAAGTTTTAATTGAGCTCTAGAACCACTGTTGGTTTTTAGGTCAATAACTCCACCTTCAACAGTTAAATCGTCTCCTACAGTTATATCACCGGAAACATCTACATTACCATTGATGTCTATTGTAGTTGCAACTATTTGAATTTCTGTATCTGCAAATAAATCTAATTGACCGTCTGCAGAAGAATTAATACCTAAAGCTGAATCTCTGAAAAGTAATTTGTTTGTGCTGTTTAAGGTAAGACCTGTTCCGTCTGTATGTGTTAGAGTTGTATCTGAGTCAGCACCAAATTTTAAAACTGATGAGTCAGATCCTAGAATTAAATCATTGGGTAATGTTACATCAGAGCTAGCGTCTTCATGCACTGCTTTGCTAGCAGGCATTGTACAAAATACATCTTTTGTTCCTGCACTAAAATTAACAGCACTATCACTATTAGAACTAGAGATAACTGTAGTTCTAGCAAGGGTGTCCGGGGAAGCGTCTGTTATAGTACCTAAACCAATTTCAAATTCTGCTGAACTTCTATGAACAATAGCATAATAGGTAGTATTACTATTTCCTATTCCTGCTACAAATGTTTCGAAATTAGTTTGAGCACCACCTAAATTAACCGTACCTGTGCCGGTTGTAGTGGTAGTCTCTTTAACTCTGTCGTTTAAAACTAAAGCCATGATTTATTATGCTATTCTTAGTATAGCTGTTGAAGCACCTGCTGCAGGAAATTGAATTGTAAAATCTCCGTTAGTAGCAGTTTTGGTTCCCCCAAAGTCTAACACAACAACAAGTTTATCACTATTAGTATCATTATAAATAATTGCGCCAACTGCTGATAAAGTTACAGATGAAAAAACTTCGTCTGCAAAATCAACAAAGGCCGTATTACTTGCAACAGCAACAGCTTGACTATCTAAGGCATTTCCACCAGCAGTATAACTTGTACCTGAAGAAGAAACTTCATTAGAGGTAGTGTATGCAGTGCTTGATGTAGAAAAACCAGAGATGTCTGTGTATAAAGCTATTTTAAAACTATTGCCACCATTAGCAAAATTGTGTGTGCCAGATAAGAGTTCTGATTTGAATGCATCTGGTATTATATTAGCCATTTATAGTCTCCTTTTATTTTATTTTCGGTTGTGGTGATTGTATATCTAAACGAATTGCACCACTTGTGTATTCGTCTCTGCGTCTTCGACCTTGTTGTTCTGCCGCAAACGTTTGAAGTCCTTCTTGATAAGCACTCTCATACAGTTGTAGCATATTATCCGGTCCTTTCAAGTACTTTAGAGTTTCCACCATACATCCATTAATAAGTAAATCTTGAAAATTGTTTGATACATAAGTTGTGGTAGAATCAGAAGTAGTGATAGTACTAGGTTGTTTTATATAGGCTAAAGTTACAACATAAGCTGCATCCGGAGTTGGAGCTACTACCCAATTATCAGAATCCCAATTAGCATAGTATTTAGGAGTACCATAATCACTAGCGTTATCTGGATCAGGAAAATACTCAGCTAAAAAAGAAGAATCAACTTGTTCTAAAAAAAACTGATCTGAGGTTGTGGGATTTGTTAATTGAACATATCTAATAATTCTAGTGTCATTCGGAACAGTAACATATCTATTACCTGTGGTTAAATCCGAAGTAGCATAAAATTTTGTGTCATCAGAATCTACTGATCTAAATATTCTATTTTCTACATTTTTAATTATTACGTTTAAAACAGTATCTGTTAAAACATTACTATCTGTTTCAGAATAATTTCTAATGTTTGTTCTTAATGTACTAAGATTCATTGTCATGCTGTGATTGTTGCGGGTCCTGCTGATGCATTCTCGCCTCCTCCTTTTATATTTCCAGTTGTTGCTGTATTTGTATCAACACTAAAAGTATAACTATCATCATCTACTTTAGTAATAGAATATCCAACAGCTTTATTAATATTGCTTGATAAAATTCCATCAAAGCCTAAAGCATTTCTAAATCTAACTGTATCACTAGTAGCTCTTCCATGATTAATTTCTGTAACAGTTATAGTTGAAGAACTTGCACTTCCTGTTTCAAATGAATTAACATTTAATAAAACAGGAACAGGATTTTCTGTTCTATCAGGTCTTGCATTTAATAATCCTTGAGGATCTGCTGCATGAGTTCGTGGTTCTAATTGAGGTTGTTTTGATTCATATTCTGATTTATGAACTAAAGCACCATTCCATTCTCTCAACATTTCTCTATAGGGAAAAGCCATTCCACTTCTATCGGATATAGCTTTAGAATATTTACCTTTTGCAAAATTACCCATAATTAACTATTAGGATAATAATTCTTAGGACTAATGTAAACACTAGTGGAAGAACTATCCTCTGTTAAAGCTCTTTGTAACTCATCTTCATATAACATTTTTAAAGATTCAATTCTATCAGGAGCTATCTTTAAACTTAAATAATACGCAAGACCTGAAATCATACATGGTATAAAACGAAAAACTACATCAGCTTCGTTTGTGTAAGCACTACCTACATCTTGTATTCTTTTTAAATAATAAAATTCTAATAAATGACTAGATCCAGAAAAAGTACTACTTGGTGTTTGATATAAAAAAATACTAGGAGAAGTAGTTCTATCTACATAATATTGACTAGGCGTGCCCTTAGATAATTTAGTTGCTAAAGCAGCATAAGTTGATCTATCAATCTTACTTAAAGAAGTATCTACAGGAGCTGTGGTTGTAGAATTATTTCTAACATAAGCTTCTAATATTTCATTAATACCTGTAGGAAAATTAGTGTTATCTGTGGTTGCATTATATTCAGCTTGTCCTTCTACTAAAGGAACTGAAGCTAAATCTACTTTCCATAAATGAAGTCCTCTATTACCCCATTCTTGAAACATAATATTTAAAGAACGTCTTGCACTTTTTAAACCGTAACCAGTTCTTAAAGACATACCACATCTTTCGTATGCTTCTTGAATTATTTCGTCTATATCAAGATCAAAAGCTGTTGTACCGGATGTAGCCATTGTAAACTTTTAAGCTCCTGTAATAGTTAAAGTAACGCTTCCGTCTGTTCCACTTGATTGAGTAAGTGTAGCAATAAGTCCGTCTTTAAATAGAATACCTGAACCGGGAATATAAACTTCTAATCCTTCAGTTTCATATCTATAAATAGCTTTTAAATTATCGCTGTCTGCTTCACCTGCAGTAGCTGCATCATGTAAAGATAAAACAGAGCCTGCTTCACCTCTACCTTGAATAGATGTGACTCTAGTTCTACCTACTTTTAACGCAGAAGCTGCACCTGTAGTTTTATTAAGGGTCGTTTGATCACTTGAAAATGAACTTCCACCTGACATATGTTATCTCCTTTTAAATTTGTGTGTGGGCCGAAGCCCACACTTAATTAATTATTATGCGTCTGCAAACGGTGTTACTATTGTTCCTGATCCAATTAGTAAAGAACTATGAACCAAGTATGTAGCAGTATCAATTGCTGTGAAAGATACAATACTACCTGCGATTCCACCTTTTGTAGAACCATTCATAGTAATAACATCATTTGATGCTCCGGGTACAAAAGCTTTTTTCGCACCATCATCAACACCAATTAAGATCGCACCCTTAAATTTATCAGTGCCATCTGTTAAGATGTCCATGTCAGTTGCAGCAGTTTCAACAAAAAAGTTAAAAGTTGCTCCTATGTTATTTAAGTTACCAAAATCTGTATCACCAGCAGTTCCTGCATTACTATTTACATTGATACTTGGTAAAGTAAATTTACCGTCTGCATCATTGCATAGTAAAATTTTACCAGCATGTGTTGCTACTGTTAAAGTTGTGTCAGCCGTTAAGCTCACACTCATACCAGGACCAAAGTTTTGAAAGCCATTCTTTGAAATGACTGGGCCTGAAAATGTTGTTTTTGCCATTTTTTACCTCCGTAGTAAAATACATACAGTCTCTACGTGCGTCTGCTAGGTCAGTCTGTATGTTGTTTTATATTCCTAGAAGGTTAAATATAAACGTTTTTATGTAGAAGTCTATTTAAAAAATAAATGACTCTCATAGTCTTGATGTCTCCATCTTATTTTAGCTAAAATTCTTTTGATTCTCTCTTCAATAGATTTCATCTCAAGAGTTTCCTTACCAGAATTAAGATAATTGGAGTTCCACTGAGATTCGAGTTTTATTTTCTCAGCGATTAAAGACTGTGATAATGCGGCCATAATATATCTCCTTGTCAATATTATTCGCTTTTATTTTGTACATTAATTTCCCATAAAGTCAAGGAACTTTTACATAAAAAAAGGGGCGTAGTCAAAGACATACGCCCCTTTTTAATTAATTATAACGGTTAAATATTATGCACCGGGTGAACCGTAGATACCTCTAAAGTCTGAGAATCCAAATGAATATCTCTCTCTAGCTTTATATCTTACGTTTCCTGTATCAAAGTCACCTTCCATTGTAGTTTTGATAGGTGATCTTTCAAAGTACTTAAGACCATTTGGTACGTCAGTTGTAATGAAGAAAGCATCTGTATCAGTTAAGAAATTATTAACCACATAACCTTGTGGAATCATTCCCATTGATGCGATTGCATTTACATCATTATCTGCTGTGCCAACTCTGTTAGCAGACTTCATAAGTCTTTCAGCGGTGAACTGTAGCTGTGAAGGAATAATCATTTTTACTCCTCTTGCTGCTATTTTTAATCCACGCTCGTCTTTGAAACTTGCAATGTCGATCATTGCTTGCTCTAAAGATGTTTCTGAAAGATCAGCAGAAGTTGCTAATTCATTAGCAACGTTACCACCAGATACAGTTGGGTGATCAGTAGCACAAAGCTCTTTACCATCTCCACCTTTGAAAGAGGAGTTGAAAGCATTGTTTAATACGTTTGCTGCTTTTACCTGTTTAGTATTAGCCATTGAACGTGCTAATGCTTTTGTGTATCTAGCTGAGATTCTGTCATACAAATTATCTTCAATTGCTTCTTCAGTAATTGAGAAAGCAAGAGCGATTGTTTCGTGAGTATAGCGTGAAGTATATGACTCTTGTGCATCGTCAAATCCTACCGCTGTACCTTCTTGTTTTACTGCTGCGTTAGCAAAACCTGAAAGCATTACTTCTTCTTCAAAAGCTCTGTCTGAAGTTTCTTTTGTAAAGATCTCTTCATGTTGGTTTTCGTAGTTCTTGTACTCCAAGCCGAATAAAGCATTCAAACCTGGCTCTAGCTCTTTAGCTAATTGTTGTCTTGATATGGCCATGTTCTATACTCCTGTAGTTGCTGGTGTACCAACAGCTATTCCTAAGCTATCTGCATTAAAGTGTGTTGTAAATCTAACAATACATGGGATTCCTGCAGCTGAGAAATCTGCGTTAGCTGCATCGTCTGCCCAACCCATAAATCTTAGCATTAATCCTGCTGTAGTTGCTAATGTGCTTACAGCTAGAGCACCTGAAGATTTACCTGTTACAGTAGATCCACTAGTACCACTAGATAAGTCAGCGTTTAAAAATACACCTGCTCTTGCAGTAGCTTCGTTTGTTAATGATGCATCTGAAGCGATCAAAAATAATTGATTTGGATCGTCAGCTACAAATGCTTTAATTGGGTGATCTGAATCAGCCCCTGATCCCGGCCAGTAATTTGAAAAAACCGGTTTACCAGTTGAAGATGAAACATACTCACAACCCATAAAAACTCCAAGAGGAGCTACAGTACCACCGTCTGCTGCACCTATCAAACTGATAAAACCAGTTGATAAAGGTATAACAACAGAACCGTTGTAAATAGCTGTGCTATTATCGTTCTTTATTTCGTAGTGAGAATATCCACCAACACCTGTACTATTAGAATTACTACCATTTTTCATATATGGTTTTAATCCGAATGCACTATTTGCGTTTGCCATAGTTATTGTCTCCTATTTATTAATGTCAAGTGGATAAGTAATTGTTAAAAAATTAACTTTTCTTAGTACCACCAAAAGTTACACGACTCTGTCTATCTTGATTGATAGGCATCGCATTGTGTTGTTCCTTCATGAGATCGTTTTCAATTGCATCGTTTCTGTCTTGTGTCTGCTGTTTAAAGTAGTCTTCACGAGACTTTGCAACCTCTTCAGGTATCCTAGCCAACAATAGGCCACCAACCCCAATTACCCCGGAGTTCTTTCCGTCTTTGATACTAGGAAATTCAGAGTTAGGATATTCATCCGCTCTTACTAGTTCCCAACCAGATCTAAGTTTACCCATGACATTTTTAGTATCATCGAAACCCATAGATTCTGCTCTTATCCAACGGTGCCTGTATCCATCAGGCGCAGGGGGTGCATCTAGAGATGATGGAGGAGTCCAAACTTTAGGTCTTTCTTGTTTGACCCTAGTTTCGCTCACACGAGAAGTTTTCATTTTATTATTTTCATTTTTATTTTCCATATGCTTAAGCCTCCTTCGTGATTAAATGTTTCGCATATTCTTCGAGTGGCACACCTAATTTTTTAGCAATTGCTACCTGTGAAGGTGTGAGTCTCACAGTTTTTTTGCGTCCTGTTTGAGCTGGACGATTAGCTGAAGCGACCGTTTGAGTTACTTTTTCGGTCGGTTTGTTATCGACATTATCAAATTTATGTGGGAATTCAAGTCTAATTCTTTTATCCACTTCTTGATAGTACTCATCACTTGTAGGGTCGTAACCTTCTTCTTCAGTTAACTTTTTATGTATATCAAATGCTGTATAAGTCATAGCATTATCTTTACCAAACCAACTATTCTTTGAAGACCATGCTTCTGCTTTAGGATCCATTTCTTGAGCAGCTTCTTTTATTGCTGTTGGATTTGCATAACCTGGTTGTTGAACAGGTTGTTGAGCATTGATAGGTGTTTGATTTTGAACTTCTTGAGCCTTTTTAGCTTGAACTAATCTTGCATTATCTAAGGTTAGTTGAGCTATTTCTTGTTGAGCAGATACTTGACCTTCTACATCTTGGTTATCTATTGCAGATTTTAACTTAATTTTTGCTGCATCTAAATTTGATGTAACTCTTTTTTCAAACTCTTGTACATATCCTTGTGTAGAAGAATTTAGATCAGTTTTATACTTTGCATCTTTTTCAGCAAGAACTGTTTTAGCATAGTTTATAGCTTCTTCTTTTTGACGCTCTGCTTCTCTCATTTTTTTAGTGAGTTTAGCAATACGTTTATTAACGCTTTCACTATAATCTTTTAATTCATCTTCTTTTTTAGGTTCTTCTTTTTTTTCTTCTTTTTTAGGTTCCTCAGAGGTAACTTGTTCTACAACAATTTCCTCTTTTGGTTCTTCTTTTGGAACATTTTCTAAATCAACTTCAGCACCTTTTTCTTCGCCTACGTCAATTAAATTATGTTCTTCTTCTTTTAATGCTTCTTCTGGCATAGCTATCTCCTATGTTATATAGCGTGAAGAACGTGTTCGGGATCTTTTACTGTCGCCAACACTTCATCATCGTTTAATATTCTAATCTCTCCACCTTCAATTTGTAATCTTGATCCTGCATATCTAGCAAAGATAACCCATTCCTTTTCTTTACACCAAGGACCGGTATTAAATTTTTCTTTATCTTGATAAGCTAGTGGACCAACTCTTAATACATAACCTGCCTGAACAGCAATTCTTGCTCGATCTAAAGATTCTTGAGCAATAATAATTCCACCTTTAGATTTTTCAGGCATTACAAAAGGTAATACTAATAATCTCCAACCAGTAGGTTGAGGTAGTTTATCTATTTCAGATTCAGTTATATTCTGTGCATCGAGAGTTTTATTTTGTATTTCTTTTTTCTCTTCTTTTTTTTCTTTTTCGTATTTTTCTTGTAGTGCTAATTTCACTTCAGCCATCATTTTGCTCCTTATTATCTAGCAGGTTAGAGATTTCCTGTTGTATGTCTTGTAACGATCTAACTTCTCCTACAATGTATTGATATTTATCCATACTGTCAACACCACCTGATAACAAAGTTTCTGAACAGCGTTCTATTTTATCTTTAATATATTTTTGTATTCTATTAATAACTACGATATCTTCCATTTTTATTTCTCCTTTAATTAACCTTGTCTATTATACTTCTTCCAACTTCTCCTTTTGTGTTTATTTTTTGGCCTCGTGTTTTTACTACGACCTATACTTGTTCTTTTAGGTGATGGTGTAAAATATTCATTACCTGTTTGTTTCATTATTTCATTCCAGCTAAAGGATTAGCTAAAGTTTTTTGTATTATATCGGTAATTTTTTCTTCTAGTTCTGCCATATCTTCTTTGATATCTTTTATAGCAAACTTAATATCTGCTGAGTTTTCACGAGAATCTTGTTTTTGATTTTGTTCTACATCCTCAATAATTTTTTCAACTCTTCTTAAATCTTGACGTAAATCATTTTTTAATTCATTAGCTACATCAGATATTAAAGAAATTTCTGACAGTAACATTTGCATCTCTTGCATAATCATATCTACTTCAGTTTGTAGAACAGCAATTTCTTTATTCATTTTTTCTTCTGTTACTGCTAATTTTTTATCAAAACCAGATAAATCTGGAGCTACATAAGCTGACACGATTTCTTTAAAATCGGTATAATCCTTATAGGCAACAAAGGCCCCATATAATCCTCCAACTAATGTTGATAAGGCAACAAGTAATCCAAAAATCTTTCCACCTTTAAATTTTAATCCACCAAAAGAAGCTTCCATATTATTTCCCTACTTTTTTCATAGCTATTTTATGAGCTTGACCAAAAGTTTTTCCTTTTTTCATTTCAATTGTCATGACTTTCATGTGTTTATTTGTATGATGTACTTTGTGTTTAGCCATCGTATCTTTTTGTCGTTTTGTTAAATCTACCATTATTCATATTGACTGTCTATCATTTGATCCATAAGACTGTCGCTTCCTCCAAACATTAAATATTGTCCGATATTATTATTAGGTATTACATTATCAGGTATGGTTTCATTAGTAAAGAATGCTTCTAAATCAGGCATTAATTTTTGTGTATCAAAAAAAGATTTAGTATTACCTAATATTTGCATAACTATTAAAGTTTTAGTTTGAGCAGCGTCATCATATCTAGCTTTATCATCAATCTTTTTAACTATTTTACTCGCTGCTTTTTCTTTAGCTGAAGGTTCTTTTTTAGGTTCCTTCTTTGACTCTTCCTTTTTTTCTTCTTTTTTAGGCTCTTCTTTGGTTTCTTCCTCTACCTCTTCCACTTCTTCAGGTGCTTCTTCTTCAGGTTCTTTTGTCTCTTCAACTTCTTCTACCTCTTCCACTTCTTCAGGTGCTTCTTCAACAGTTTCTTCAGGCTCAGATTCAATCATTTCAGGTTCTTCTTTAATTTCTTCTATTTGTGGTTTGGTTTCTTCTACTTCTGTTTCTACAGGCTCAGGTTCCATTTCTATTTCAGATTCCATTTCCATTGGCGGTGCTATCTCTTCTAATTCTATAGGTGGGGCAACTTCTTCAACAGAAGCAACCATATCTGGTGGAGGAGGCATATCCTCTAGTGGGGGTAATTCTAAATTCATTTCCATTTCAATCTCTAAAGAAACAGTTTCTATATTGACAGGTATTTCAAAATCCATATTCATATCAGGTGGAGGTAATAATTCCATGGGTGGAGGAGCATCAAAAGTAACATCATAAGAAATTTCAACATATTCAAATTCTAATTCTATTTCTGCCATTTCTATTTCAACAGTTTCGTAAGTTACTTCTTCATACTCAGGTTCAAAAGGCATAAACTCTATCTCACCAATATCATTCGTAGCTATGTCATTAAATTCAAATACTTCTTCTGCAAAATTTATTTCTGTATCTAAAAGATTAAGATAATAAATTTCTTCTACTGTAGTTATTTGTTGAGTAATGATTGTGTTAATTACATTATAAAATACATCCACACTCACATCATCAAAGACAGGACCCACTGCTAGATTGATATCTCTACCACCTATTTCAATAGTAACTTTATTTAATACACCACTGAAATCGAAAGACCCATTATAAGATTGGTAGCCTGTTGATACTCCAGACTCAGACAAGATGTCAGTGCCTGAAAAGACCTGACTAGTTCCGTTAAGTCCTGTAACGTGCATGTATATTCGATCTTGATCATCCTGCTTATCTACCTCTATTGAGTATTTAACTTCACCACCATTACTAATATTGAGTTCAGAAAAATCAACAGTCTGTATAAACGTTGTGCCCATACCCGCGACTCCCATAGTAGAAGTAGAATTACCTGATCCTGCAATAGCTGCACATTTATCTGCACCTAATCCATAACAAGAATTACCTGTTGGCATACTAGCAGGACCTTGGCCACCCCAATCAATATCCATATCCCCTTCGTTACTTGCGCCTACATATCCGTTTGAGCCATCAAGTATATTATCGGAGTTTTGATTAGTAACAGTTACTTCTGTATTAGTAACAGTAGTTGTGGTTGTTGTAACAATTTCTGTACCGAAATCTTCTTCAGTAATGTCAATTTGTGTATCTTCTGTAGTAGTTACACCAGGAATACAAAGTCCTTCAGTATCAGGTAAACAGTCTGCTCTAGAATAAGAGGAGACCAGTAGTAATAAGGAACAAAGCCTTATAAAGTGCAATAGAACTAGCATCACTAAACTCCTTTGTTTCTTCTTTTTTTACTTGTAGATAATCATCTCTATAGGGAGACCCTTCTGGAATTTTTTCAGGGAATTCTTTCCAATATGATGCTGCCTCAGCTCCAATGAGTCCGTTTACAGGGCAGGGAGTCCCAGCATTTTTCATACTCGTCCAGACACGATGGTCCTGACACAACAAACTCACCGCTGCAACTTTCATACCGTAAGAATATAATGCACGACTTGTGCGGACACGCTCACAAAATTCATCTGTGATGACATAACCTGTAGCGACACCTAGGATATTATTTTGAACACTTCCGCCAATTCCAATTTTACAAATATCAGAATTTGAGTTGAGGACAGTCGGTGCATTCGCTGTAGCAGGTGCATTGTTTAAAACTGTTGAGGACACCGTATTGGTGTTAGCTCTTGTATCGGTTACTATTGCTACAGTTGTAACAAAAACAAGAAGTATAAATAATAGAAAGTTTGTTTTCATTAGTTTTTCTATTAATAATATAAATTTGTAAAACCAAATTTCAAGCCACATTAACATCTCCATCTTCTTCTAGCTTGTCTTAATCTAGAATTAGGATCTTTTGCAGCTTTAGGAAATTTTTTCATTTGTCCTGCGCTTCTTGCACAGAAAGATTTTCTTCTTTTAGAAGCTTTACTTCCTTTTTTAACTTTACCTGTAACGGCTGTTTTTAATTTTGAACCGGGATTTTCTGCTCTATATCTAGCAACCCCTGCTTTAGTCATACCAGCACCACTTTTTGTAGATCTAAAATATTTTTTAGTTTTAGGTGGTTGTTTGTCTGGTTTTCTCACACCAACCCACCCATTGACATACTTTTTCTTTTCTTAGCAAAAGTAGAAACATTAGAAGGTTTAGGACCTGTGTTTGAGGCTTGTTGTTTTCTTTTAACAGCACTTGTTTTTTGACCTTTGGACATACCTCTAGCTTTAGCTATAGGAACACACTTAGGATAATTTTTTCTTTTCTCTCCACCACTTCGACCACATTTAGGATAAGAACCATCGGATTTTTTATTGGCTATATCTACCCAATTTTCTTTTACCCAAGATCTTAATCCTTTTTCAGCCATTATGCGGCAATAATTTTTGTTTGTTTTCTCTTATTTGAATTAACAGCTCCACATCCTGCAGCAACTATTTTTCCACCATTTGCTTTTCTTAAACGTGAAACTTGTTTTCTTGATTGAGATACTTCATTACCATTACCAACCATACCACCTTCAGCTTTTTTATTTTTCTTTCCACCCGGTGTAATTTTTCCTGAACAAACTCCGCTAGCATACATGTTTGCATATGCACTAGGGTAAACTTTAAATTTTCTTTTAGCAGCAGCTTTTCCTTTTGCACAAAGTTTAGCCATTGTCATTTTCCTTACAAGGACAAGTCATACAATCACAATCCATACAAGTCATACCACAATGACAAAGATGACCACACTTTTCACATTTAACTACTTCGGTCATTTTTTAACTTTGCCTCCTTTTTTCATCATTTTAAAATCTTTACCACTTATTTTACCGTCTTTATTTTTATCTAGTTTAACTTGTCCGCCAACAAGTTTACCGTCCTTATACATTTTTCTTTTCTTACCGTTTTTTAGTTTTGTAGTCATTTTTAATGCTCCTCTGTTTATAGTCATTATTTTTTCTTAGAAATCATTCCTTTGATACCGGGTACCGCCCTAACCCCCAGAGAAACGGAGCAGGCTAAATATAATAAATGGGTATAATATTCCGGTAAAGTTTCCAAAATTTCAAACCCACGAGCTATGTGTGGTTGCATAAAAGGCAAGAAGCTACAAATTGCAGGAATCATTAGGGCTAATAAAACAAATTCGTCTTTCCAGCTCCCTTTCATTTGATCTACAGCCGAAGCCTCCCAAGCAACCTTGCCTGCTATTTGTTGTTCTTTCAACGACTTCTGTGCTTGAATTTCAGTAAGTTTTAATTCTGATTTTGCTTTTTTAGTTGCAACAAAACCTTTTACTGTATCGCCTATAATTGAAGTAAGAGGTCCGACTAGTAGATTAAACATTTTTAAATTCCTTTTATTACTATATATAGAACAACAACGGCAACAGCTAAAACAATAACTTTGCCTTTTTTATTTAAGTTTGTCCACTTAGATAATATTTTATCTTTCCACATCATGTTAAGCTCCTTTTGTGTGGAGGATTATAGCAACTATATTGTATTATACAAGGTTCCAATACCTTCTGACATTGGACCGCTTTTAGGTGCTACTGTTCCACCATATGCAAAAGGAAGAACTCCTCTTCTAGATAAATAATCTGTTATATTTTCCATGTCACCTGCACTTAAATCATCTTCTTCATTAAATAAATAAGGATACATGTCTTGAAAATCTTCTGAAGTCATATTAACAGGAGTAGTTGATTGTTCATCAATAGGTAATGCTGTTAAATCTTGCTCTGAAAAAGTCGGAGGCACAAAAGTTCCACCTGTTGCATCGGCACCACTAGAAAAAATATCTACTTTTGCTTCTTCTTCCTCTGGAAGAAATAAATTTCTTCCTTTTGCATATAAATCTTTTAATATGTTAAACGCCATTGAACCCGGTATTGCTGCTTTTGCTAAAACATCAGCTAATCCTTCAGTTCTAACCATTTCCATTTTATTAATACCTAATTTATTAGGATCTGTGTATTGCAAACTATTATAACCTGTGAAGGCTCTTGACATATCACCACCAAGTTGTCTTAGAGTTGGAGCCATTGCGTTTAAATTAGGAATTTGTGTTGATAAAATAGTTTGACCTAGATCATTTTTAATTCCGGTGTTATTAAAATTAACTCTTTGTATACCATCAGGTCCTGTAAAAGTTTTAGCTCCTGCATCTAAAGCTTGATTTAATAGTTGCATTTTACTTGCGTAGGAATCTACATCTGCTGGTCTTCGATACTTAGAACCAACTTCATCAACATTTTGTCCAATCGATTTAAAACTTGAAGGTTGCCCTAAGTTTTTTAATCCTTGTTGTATTTGTTCTGCTTGTTTTTGTTCCATGGTAGCTAATCCAGTATTACCTGCCATGGCCATAGACTGACCGGGACCCATTCCAAAGATCCCTTTTTTACCTTGTTGCTGTGATGTTTTAGCTTTACTACCCATCTACATCTACCATTGTCATTTTTTGAATACCTGATTTTGCCAAACTAACACCTGCTCGAAGTTTTTGATGTTCATCACTCTGTTCTAACTTATCTTCGGCAAGTTGTCTATTAGAAATTAATCTTAATCTATCTAATTCAGATTTTTCTTCCCCTTCTTTTTCTTTTCTAGCTTCTTCTTTTGCTTTTAAATCTACTTCTCTAGCTTTTAGTTTGATAAGAGGGTCTTTGTTCATGTCATCTGCAATTTTCTTTTCTTCTTGCATGAAATCTTTAGTCATATCTGCAATTAATACTGCTTTTCTAGCTTCGATAGTCACTTGTATACGTTGTAATTCAGGATTTTGCGCCATTTGTTGCGCCATTTGTGGGTTTTGTTGCATTTGCATCTGCATTTGTTGTAATTTCATTAAATCTTCTGCAAATTCTATTTGAATTTGTTCTTGTGCCATCAAACTTATATGTTCGAGAACGTTTTTAAACACTAAAGAAGAAATTAACGGATTATTTTTGACCATATTTGTTGCCATAAAGTTTAAGTGAGCGTCAATGTGAGATCTGTGGTCTTGTTTTGGAAATGCTTGAAAACTTTTTTGACTCATAGCCTGTATATGTTCCATACTTGGA